CATATGATTCTATTTTAATTACACCAACACCTTGAGTTCCTGTTAGTGTTTTTAAGATAATGGGAAACTTACCACCAATCATATCTAATGCTGTCTTAATATTATTTTCATTAGATACATATGCTGTTCTTGGTGTAGGTAGACCATACTTCTCAAACAATAATGCTGTTGTTAGTTTATTGTCACACGTCAACATTGCTGCTCTTGTATTCATCATAAACGCTTGTGAATTTTGAAACGCAGATATAATAGATAACCCAGCTTCATCTTCTAATGCACCACCTCTAACTATACAAACAGTATCTCTACCTACGAAAGTATGTTCAGCATTTTTACCATCATAGTTATATACTGTTAAAGTATTTTTATCTTCGTCTTTTTGTGTGATGATTGTAGATTTAGTATTTACTATAATACACTTGATACCTTTTTTCTTACAAGCTTTTGATATAAGATCGGCAGTTGTATTTTCTTTAGGGTCTTTTGAATCAGCGATAGTGACTATCGCTACAGTCATAGGTTTGTCTCTACGACTTACATCTGTTTCTGTTAAAAATTCTTTAAACTTCGGTACTTGCATTCTCAGTATTATCCTTGGCCTCAACTTTTTTTCCTATATTATATTTGGCTGATAAGTTCCACTCTTTCTTTTCTTTAAAAGGTAATACTTTGATTTGAGATAGTGGTGCTTTGTTTTCTGCTTTTGTCTTATCCACTATATCTATTAAATTCCAATCTTGCAATAAAATAGAGATTGTATTTCGTCTTTGAATATCGTTCTCTGTTAATGTTGCTTTTTTACCATCAAGTGCAAATAATTCTTTGAAATGTGTGATGAAATATTTTCCTTGTTTGTGTAAGATGTGGCAACTTTGAAATAAAGTTTTGTCTTTTCTACTCGCAACACCTATTCTAGTTAAAGTCTCTCTAATCTTTAAAAAGTCATCTGGTTGCTTTATTGTGACCTCTAACATACTGTCAGCGGACCAATTGATTGCTTCTTCGCTCATCTTTTTCTCCCACCTTTAGATAAGGTATTCTTAATTAGTTCAATTTGTTCCTCAGTTAGTATGTTGAGAGCGTCTTTTGCTTTCTCATTGCTATAACCATAATACTCTTTTACATACTCTAAATTCTTCAATTTGGCTTGTGATAACCACTTGCCACCAAATCGCTTCTTTTTTCTAATACTATTTATGTAAAAATGGAATTGTATTTTTTTATCTAGGAAGTGATAACCATTCATTTCATTTGCTTGAGCAATACAATCATAATGAACGGAAAGACACTTATTGATTACAAAAGGTGGGTATTTTTTAACCCAAGTTTCGTCATTTGTGTCTAATAAATTTTGTTTTGTAAAATTGATTGCGTTTAGATAATCTTTCAATTCGTACATAATATAAAACTTTCACTATTTTTTTAAATGTTTATTATGACCTTTGTGTGAACCCATATAGTAATCGCCTGGTTCATAATCCCAAACTTTACCGTGATGACCTCTCACATCTGCCCAAAACATTCTTAACTTAACTATCAATGTTCTGAATAATGTTCTTCTCGCCATTTCTCTTATAACTCCCTTTACCTTTTTTAGGTTTTACTATACGAGGTTTGTACTTTGGTGTTCGTACATCTTTGGCGATAGGGTTTGTTTTGAAGATTCTATCAAAACCTTCCCTATATTTGTCATTGGATATTCTACTTTTACCGTCCCACTTACCTGGCATAATATACTCTTTGTTCCTATTTAGTTTATTTAAATTTACAACCCGCCATTATCTCTGTTAAACAAGCGACCATATTGATCTCTTGGTCAGCGACAAACGCAGACTTGTATTGATACCCAGCGATAATCAATATCGCTTGAGGTATAGACTTCGCATCTAGCGTAGTATATAGCGTCTCATACAACGTCTTAAACAAGGAAGACGCCTCTTTATCAAGGTTTTGTACTACCCACTTTCTCATATCGTTAAATCTCTTTTCTTTTAGAATTTTAACAAGTTCTTTAGTGTTAGCCTCACCTAGATTAAATAATATACCACTATCAATTTTACCCCTTACAGAATACCTTTGTAGTTCGTTTATAGTTCTACGAAAGTCAGGATAATATTTTTGTATTAGTTCTGCCAATACCTTCTTATCAAACCCTATCTTCTCATCTTTAAGCACACTCTCTAGTCTTTTAAGAAAGGCAGTGGCAGTCTTTACTCTTTGACCATTTACAATTTTAAAATCAACTACCGTACATCTACTATGTAGCGCAGGTATAATTTTGTTTTTGTAATTACAGGTAAAGATAAATCTACAATTTTTATAAAATGTTTCAATGAAATTACGAAGTGCAGGTTGAACACTATCAGCATTCATATAATCTGCCTCGTCTATGATAACAACTTTGTGATTTGCGTCTTCTGTTAGTGATACTGTAGAAGCAAAGTTTTTAATTTTACTTCGTACAGTATCTATTTGTCTACCTTCGTCAGAACCATTAATAATGATATAATCACTACCTAGTTCTTCACAGAGTGCTCTGGCGACAGTCGTCTTACCAGTACCAGCGCTACCCGATAGAAGCAAATTCGGTATTTCTTTTTGTTTTAGAAATTGTGTAAATGTATTCTTTAAATCTTCTGTAAGAATACAATCACTAATTTTTCTTGGTCGGTATTTTTCAACCCATAAAAAATCGGACATTTACAACCCCCTTAAAATTCAGAGTCAGGTTCTAAAGCGATCCAATATTGTACAGGTTTATTTCTGTTTACAAAATGAGAAATCTTTGCTTTTGATATTGCAACATCATAATCATCAACGATTTGTTTAAAGTTCTCCGTTCTAAAATACGCAGTAAACTTCTTATCGCTCTCACCAACATCAATAGAATATTGATTAGATGATTTGTTTTTCTTATCTGTCGCAATCATTTTGATTGTCTTACCATCACCTTTAACAGCAACATCTGGTAGATTTAATGTAGTTGTACCTTTCATTAATCTAGCAAAGTTATCTTTAGTGATTGTAAAATCAACAAACTTATCTGGCATTGATATACCTTTAGTAGGCGCAACAATAACAGATTTATCTGCAAAGAAATATTTGATTGATTGTCTTTGTTGAGATATATTTACATATCCACCACCGTTAAATTTAAGTTCAGGTTTCTCAAATAGTTCAACTGATCTTAAAAACTCTGGTAAGTCATATATCGCAAACTCGTCTTCAAACTTTTCTGTCACTTCGGCTTCAGCCAAAATGTTTTTCATAGTAGAAATAGTTTGTACTTTGTTCCCTGGTTTAACCAAAATGTTTTGATTAATGTCAGAGAAATTTTTTAACACAGCAACTGTGTCACTTGATAGGTTCATATTTCACTCCGTTTCATAATTTAAAATAATATAATATCATAGTCTAGTCTTTTTGTCAATGTTGTAGCTTTGACAATACATATTCTGGCGCCGAAACTTCATAAGGGTCATCATCATCACTGAAATCATTTTGACCTTTTTCAACAAACATATGTTCAACAGTCATATCATTTATAACTGCTGCATATCGCCAACTTCTATAACCAAATCCTTGTTTAGGTTTGTTTACTAACATACCTAACGATCTAGTAAATGTACCACAACCATCAGGTATCATTTTAACATTCTTAATATCTAAATCTCTTGCCCACGCATTCATTACAAATGCGTCATTTACAGATACGCAATATACATCATCAATTCCTTTGTCTTTAAATTGAGAATACATTTCGTCATAACTTGGTAATTGTTGACCAGAACAAGTCGGTGTAAAAGCTCCAGGTAAAGAAAATATTACAACTTTTTTACCTTTAAATAAATCACTAGTAGATACATCTTTCCATTCGCCACCTATAAAAGTACAACCGCCTTTTTCATCTGTGTCGCCAACTCTAAATTTGAAAATATGGTCTATAATCATTTTCCACTTGTCCATAATATATTTACTCCTTATAATTTAGACTCATTATATAATAAAAGCGCTCGGAAGTCAAGTCCGAGCGCTCTCTATTTTAAAACTATTTAATCTCAATAGTTTTTAGTTTTTTCGCCTCTGGTACGATTTTTTCCATTGATACTCTTAACATACCATCTTTTAACTCTGCGCCTTTGATTTCAACATCATCAGCGATTGTAAAAGATTTTTTAAAGTATCTTTTTGAGATACCTTTGTGTATCATATGTTCATCTTCCCTTGGCTTATCTTCACCATCTTTTATACCTACAGAATCATCAACTACTGATTTAACTTTTGATTCGATAGTCAACATACCGTTTTCACTAGTAACATCAATATCTTTTTTATTGAAACCCGCAAGTGCGACCTCAATATCAAATTTATTACTACCAGTCTTTACGATATTGTATGGTGGATAATTAGACCCTATAAATGTTGGACCTTCAAACATTGATTCGAAGTGATCGAACACGTCATCAAATCCTACTGATAGTGGTCTTAATTGATTGAAAAT